TCTGTATACAATTTATGAAAATTATTACAATGCTTAACTGTATTCATAATAACTTCGAAAGCTGCCTCCATCAATTGTGAACTAACCTTCTGATCCCATCCTTTATAATCACCAGCAAAAACCCTTTCTGCACCAAATAAAGTAATATATTCAAATAGCTCATAAAACTCAGGAGCATAACAATTTATTCCTACTGCGCACTCCGAAGCCAATGGAAGAATACTAAATATTCGTAAAACAGGCAAAAAATATTTTCTTAATAAAATGCTTAATGGTAAACTACTAGCTTGAAAAATACGTACTTTTTCATTCACTTCTCCAGCCGAATTAATTTTTTTTACAATTTCATCCTTAGCAGTACTGTTAAAAGGAAAATAACACTCAATCCCTCTTGCAAGTGTGACCTCATATTTAGCAATTTCAAGCCATAAAAATTCCTTACTTTCTTTCAAAATGTATTGTTCATTCCCAATATCGTCATGTATTAAACTTACCAAATTCTTAGATTTTTTACCACCGTACGGCAACCCAACAGACGTTTTCATATTCATACCTTCCATGTATCTAACACCTTTACGTCCGTTTAAAATCTCATTCTGTGTTAACGGCTTAAAATCAACGAACATTTCGTGACCCAATTTATCTATCTGAGAAAAGAATTTAACTTGATAATCCACTTTAGCTTTCAACAATAAAAAAGGCTCAATATTGTCCATACTTTCAGAAACCTGCTTATAAAACGTACTAAATGGTATCCATGAAGAATATCTCTTCATACATGGTCCTTTCCACTTATTCTTCCCATGATTATATTTTTCCAAAAATGGGACTAACATAGTTTCTTTAACTTCAGAAGATAAAGTGGGCACAATAGTCCTATATCCAACACATGACATATTTGAATTTATTTTAATCTGATTAACAAAATGATTATATGGTAAGGGCTCGTTATGACTTATAGGCTCACCACACATATCCGTAGGTATAACGGTTAAAGGCTCTACCTGAGGCATTCCTAAACACACTTCAATTATTTCTTCGTAACTAGGGAAACACATAAAAGCTGTCTGAACGCCACCAATAACCTGAGCAACAGCATGAAAACCAACAATACGCGGAGGTAAATCATCAGCTATTGCGATAGTTCCACAATCACCAGCTTGCCACTTGTGTTGAGACAAAACAGCCATAGAAGACCACTTAATCTTTGCATTCTTCCTTTCATATTCTATAAGTCTCTCGTGACCTGTGGCCATAAACTCAACTATCTTACCGTCTAAATTTCTCTGGACACATGACAAAGCTCGCGTGTTGGTATATATATGCTTCTCGTTGTTACGCACAAAATACTCTTTTATATCTGCAGTCGCTCCCAATTGATAACCTGTAACTACCACAAGGTCGTACTCTTTCAAATGTCGCACTGCCGATCCATGAAAAG